CTGTTATTAGATGCAGCACCACTACCAGGATAGAACCATGTAACTTCACCAAATAAGTTATTTAATCCTGCATAGATATGGTTTTTAGGAACTGTATTAATATCATCGTAAACATAGTCTTCAACTAAACATGCTAGAGATTCTAGTTTACCAGTGTATCTAAAAAAACCATTTTCTGACATCCAGTAAGCAGAACCATCAACCTCAACGGCTGCATTCTTTCCAATCAATCCACAGTTTGTTCCAACTTGTTGAAATGAGAAAGTAAATGGAGCGCCAACAAACCTCATAATAAATAAGGATGTATCCGTCCAAATATAAATTGCGTCTCGACCTCTTATCGCTCCCACGATCCGTGTTCCATCAGCCAGTCTTTGTGTACCAGCAGTATTGGTTGCTGAAGGCGCCCAAGAAGTTGAAGCATTAATCGATTCTTGATCTGACCAACGTATATACATATCATCTTGTGTAGATGTTGTTCCAATTGTTGTTTCAGTTCCAAAACAAATTAAGTGTCTATCAGGAGTAGATACTAAAGTTTGTATTGCTGCTGTTGGTGCATTAGCAACAATCGTTGCTCTTGTAGATGTAGCACCTGTTGCATCTGAATCCCATTCAAAAGTTGCGCCATCTGTAATTGTTGCAATAAGTTTATTTCCATAATTGTCCAAGGTCCATAATCCAGGAGCCGTTACAATGTCACCTGTTTGTGAAGCACCCCATTTCGTATAGTCTGATGCATCATAAACAGTTGCTCCATCACTATGTGCTGCAGCAGTTGTGTTGTCTGATCCTCTAGTTAGTCCTGATAAAGTATCTGTTCCTGTAGTATTTGTTGTATAAGCAATACGTTCATTATCTACTAAGATTGTTCCAGATGCAGGCATACCTCCTGAATCAGCTAGAACAATACTAGTTGAAGAATTTGTTAAAGCGCCATTTAAAGTAGATGTAATTTCTCCAGCTACAGTACCACCCCATAATCCTAGTCCCCAACCAGCTGCTGATGCTTCAGTTGCAGGACCTATTGAATAAAAATGTTGAACTCTTATTCCACCAGAAGTACTAGCTCCTGATCCAGATTCAGCTGATCCCATTTCAATTGTTAGTGTTGTTGAAGTTGGAACTGTTGTTACCATAAAATTAGTATCATCGAAATTACCAGAACTAAAATTAGAATCTGTGATAGCTGTAAAATTATCTAAACGAATAATGTCATATTTAGATATATTGTGATCAGATGAAAAAGTTAATGTAACCGTTGCATCACCATTAGTTGTAGTAAAAGCGTTAGTTAAAGTTGTTGTAGCTTTAATAGGAGTAATGTCATAAAACGCTCCTCCTGAATATACATATAAAAATCTGTTTGTACCTAAAGCAGCATACTTAATACCACTAGCATTAACAAAATGATGAAGTGCTGTATTTCTACCTGTAAGAGTATTGTCTCCTAATTGAGCCCAACCACCTATTTTTTCGGGAGTTCCATATCTAAAACGTACATAGTCTCCACTTCTCCATTGACCCTCACCACCTGTGGCTGTAACTTGTTTATTGAATCCTGGGTCAAATCTTAATTTTTGTAGCATATATAACCATTATATTATTTATTCCTTAATTTTGGAATACCTAACATCGGCCTTTTGTCGAACCTATTTTTTTCAGCAAAAGGACCATTTACATGGTTATAATGAAGGAATACTTGTCCACAAACATCTCCTTCAAGAGGTTCTCTCCAATGCTCTAATTTACATCCACTATATACTAGCATATCTCCTACTTCAAGCAAGACTTTAGTGCCTTCTGGAGCATTGGGTTTAACAATTGTTGTAGTTTCGTTACCAGATAAAATACTATCTGCTCCTGTTCCATCTATAAATATAGGCCAAGAATTACCACCTAAATGAATTGTAGTAGATATTTCACAGCTAGGTCTATCTTTATGTCTGTGAAGAATATCCCCTTTTTTGTATAGTCTTGCGTATGAATATGTAGGTATTAATTGTAGCCCTGTTTCTCGCTGCATTTTAGGCAATACTTTCATTAATAGTGTTTCCATTACAGGATCTGCATAATGAGAGTATGTGTTGGGTATTTGTTTATCTGTCCATGTTCCTAACATACCATTGTCATATGTAATATTATTTTGATACATCCATTTAACTGCATCTCGTTTAAGTAAAAAATAGTTAAATATAAAATTAGCTAATTCATAAGATATAGCGTTTTTAATAACTTGATATTTTTTATATTGAAAAATCATTGCATTATAAAATTAAAAGATACTGATATTCTTATATCATTACTTTGATTAGGTTCTACCTTATGCCACATCCATGAAGGAAACATTATTAATCTTCCAGGAATTGGATTGTAATAAGTTTCTCGCCACAATTCTCTAGGTAATTTTCCTTTTTTTCTCGTAGGCATGCATTGTTGTGCTCCTGGTCTTGGGTCCATTAAAGATAGTCTTCCAGAATTAGGTTGTGCTTTTATGTAATACACTCCAGAAAATAATGAATTAGGGTGTATATGAGATTGATTATACCCACCAGGTGGATTAATGTTAGCCCACATATTACCTAATCTAGGTTCCATATCTAAATACTCTTCTTGAATTATTTCATTTTGCATTTGAAACAATTCTTTAATTAAAGGTTCATACTCTTTTTTATGATTCATATCTGTTTGTGAATGCCAACCATTTACGTTAGTTTTACTGACTCCTTTATCTTGATTACTCCATTCAATAATATGTTTTTCTAAATACTGATTTAATTCATTCGCATTAGGTAAGTCTTTAATATAGATAATAGTTGGAAAAAAATATTCTTTAATCATTTAAAAGGTTCTCCTCCAAACCACATAACAAGTGACTGTCTAACACCACGTATAACAGGTGCTACTCTATGATGTAAAAACGATGCAAATACAATTGCATGACCTTGTTTAAGTTTAACTCTTTTACCAGGTGCCATTAGTTCTAAATCTCCTCCTTCAAATTGATTTTCAGGAGACAATAATAATGTCATAGATATTTTTCTAACAGGAGGTTCATGAGTCATATTAACATCTGTATCCATGTGCCAATCATAAAAACCACCTTCAGGGTATTCTGTAAATTGAGCTTGTTCCGTTATTTGTACATTTTCAAATCCAAAATGATTTCTATTTGCTTTTTGTATAAATTCATTTATTTGATCATACATAGGTTGCATTTCTTTAAAAGGAATCCAACCGATAGTTGTCACTCGTTTTTTTGTATCTAATCCACCTCCTGGCTTTCCCATTCCGACTTGAGCTTTCTGTGGTTTTTGTTTTCTTCCGCACTCAATAATTTGTCTACATTGATCGGGTGTAAATAAAGGAGTTGTTGTTTCAACTATCCAACTTTTCCATTTAGGCTCTGTTATAATCATGATACACTCCTGTTTTTAATTGGATCATACTCTACATCCATATTACATGCTAAAGTTCTTCTTATGTCTGTGCTGCTATTAAAAGGATATACACAATGTCTCATATCATATGGAAAAACAAAAAAAGATCTTTCTTTCAAAACAGGTCCATAATCTGTATTACAGAATTGTCCTGATGAATTTCCCAGTATTTGTAATTGTCCATTCATAGGTTTATTGGCTGCTGAATATTCAACACCAGTGTGTTTTGGTAATTTTAAAATCATAACTGAAGATAAACCAGTATATAATGATCCTTGGTGAATATGCACTGGGTTGTATTCATTATCTTTCATTTCATTGACCCAAACAGAATTCATATGCATATTATAATCTTTAATTTTATTCCAATCTAAATAATGTTTCATGACTGTATAAAACCATTGTTTAACATTTTCTGGTAAAAAATTATGTGGATGCATTTTGTTATTAGGTGGTCCATCAAAAAATAAAGAATGCTCATTTACAATTTTACCAACTAATTGTTTATTAGCTGGTGCCAATTCATGTCGTCTTGTTTCATAAATATGATTAATAATATTATAGACATCTAAAGGCACTTCATATCTTAAAACAGATTGACCTAAAAATATAAAACTAAAATTTAATGTGTTCATATTTTTCTCTTATTCTTTTTGGTATTCTTTCAATATAAGGATTGTATTCTTTCTTAATTTCATTCCGTATAGTATGCATATTTTTGCCAACAATTCTATCATTATATCCCATTCCATTAACTTGAATTTGATCTAGATTAAAAAATCTATGTTTAAAAGTAGGTATGTTAAAAAAAGTATATACTTTATTTATTTCTTCTTCAGGATTTTGTACTAAATTATCGTACTTCATAAAATGACATATCTCTGGATAGTTAAAAGCATTTTTTATAGCTTCTAAATCCTTAGCAACAGCTCCTTTTTTATTCATTACCATGCCTAATTTTTCATCGTCATTTTTACAATCATATCTATTAGGAAATGCATCAGGATTTTCTGTATACCATTTCATATAACTAGCTAATACATCTATTAAATTTCTAAGTATTACTACACACTTAAAAGGTTTTTTAAAATGTTTTTGCATTAATTTAAAATTGCCTTTAGTCATTACAGGACCACGGTCTATAATATATTTCTGTGGCCAGTTTTTATAATAATTTACATAAA